TGCATTGTCTGGTGATCCAGATGGTGGACTAACCTCTGGTTTGACAGTGCTAGCAGGACCATCGAAGCATTTTAAGACTTCGTTTGGATTGCTTATGGCCGCAGCCTACTTAGAAAAGTATGAAGATGCTGCTTTGTTATTCTATGATTCAGAGTTTGGTTCGCCACAACAATATTTTGAAAGCTTTGGTATTGATACATCAAGAGTAATACATACACCTATTACAAATGTAGAAGAGTTGAAGTTTGATATTGTTAATCAAATGGAGAATATCGAAAGAGATGATAAAGTAATCATTATGATTGACTCTATTGGTAACCTTGCATCTAAGAAAGAATTAGAAGATGCAATGAATGAAAAGAGTGTTGCTGATATGAGTAGAGCAAAAGCACTTAAAGGTTTATTTAGAATGTGTACTCCATATCTAACAATGAGAGATATCCCTCTTCTTGCTATTAATCATACATATCAAGAGATTGGATTATTCCCTAAGGCTGTAGTATCAGGTGGCACAGGAATTTACTATTCAGCTGATAATATCTGGATCCTTGGTCGTCAACAAGAGAAGAAAGGTACAGAGATTAAAGGTTATAACTTTGTAATCAATGTAGAGAAATCCAGATTCGTTAAAGAGAAGAGTAAGATCCCTATTTCAGTAACTTGGGAAGGTGGTATCGCATCTTATTCAGGTTTACTTGAATCTGCTATGGAGGGTGGATTTGTTGTTAAACCTACAATGGGTTGGTATGCTCGAGTTGATACAAGTACTGGTGAAGTAGAAGATAAAAAGGTTAGAGAGAAAGATACAATGACTAAAGAATTTTGGGAACCTGTATTTGCAAAAACCAATTTTAAAGAATATCTAAAGGAGAAGTATCAAGTAGGTCACGCTGAAATGATTAAGGATACTGAATGAATTTAGAGACTTTAATATTACGTAACTTAATACAAGATGAGCATTATACTAAAACTGTAATACCTCATCTTGCCCCGAAGTATTTTGATTTACCTCATCGAATTGTATTTAATGAGATTGTTAAGTTTGTAACTGATTATGGGAAGATGCCAAATTCAGAAGCGCTTAACATTGAGCTTCAAAAGAATACTAAGATACCGCAAGATGAAGTTACAACTGTTTTTGATATTGCTGGTGGTATTGATATCATTACAAAGGATACTAATACTGATTGGTTAATTCAACAAACAGAGAAGTGGTGTCAAGATAAGTCAATTTATCTTGCCATTATGGAATCGATTGAAATAATAGATGGAAAACATGAATCTCTAACTAAGAATGCTCTTCCTGAGTTATTGAGTGATGCATTAGCAGTATCATTTGATACTAATATTGGTCATGACTATATAGACAATTCTGATGAGCGATATGAATTCTATCATAGAGAAGAAGAGCATCTTCCATTTGATTTAGAAATGTTTAATAAGATCACTAAAGGTGGACTTGTTAATAAGAGTTTAAATATTGCTCTCGCGGGCACGGGCGTGGGTAAGTCATTATTCATGTGTCATGTTGCGGCAGGTGCTTTAACTCAAATGAAGAATGTGTTATATATTTCATTAGAAATGAGTGAAGAGAGGGTTGCTGAACGTATTGATGCTAACTTAATGAATGTGCCTATTGATCAATTAGAGAACTTAAGTAAAGATATGTTTAATCAAAAGTTACATAAGATTGCAGATAATGGTATTGGTAAGTTAGTTATTAAAGAATACCCAACTGCATCGGCTAATGCAACTCATTTTAGAGCATTGCTTAATGAGTTAAAGTTAAAGAAGGACTTTGTTCCAGATTTAATTTGTATTGACTACTTAAACATTTGTGCGTCAAGTAGAATGAAAGCTGATGGTGCTGGTGGTTCTTATCAATATGTTAAAGCTATTGCTGAAGAGTTAAGAGGTTTAGCTATTGAAAATAATGTACCTATTCTATCAGCAACACAAACAACAAGAGGCGGTTATGATAATTCAGATGTAAGTTTAACTGATACGTCAGAATCATTTGGACTACCAGCAACGGCAGATCTAATGTTTGCTTTAATCTCTACTGAAGAGTTAGAGAATATGAATCAAATTATGGTTAAGCAATTGAAGAATAGATATAATGATCCTACGGGAGCTACGAAGAAGTTTGTTGTTGGAATTGATCGACCTAAGATGAGGTTGTATGATGTTGAAGATTCGGCACAATCATTAAACTTAGGTACTGATGTAGCACCAAAAACTGGTAATTTTGAAGGATTTAATGTATGATAGGAACAATTTTATTAAGCAAAGATAATAAGTATATTGATAAAGATGGTAATTTACCTAGCAGACCTGATTATGATAAGGAAATGCTTAAAGCGTTAGTTAAGGGACATAGTGTTAGTGCTAAGGGATATAACATGTTACCCCCAAGTATTAGAGCGGTATGTAGTGATTATAATGATAATTATACAATGCCTATCACTATTAGAGAGTTAGCTGAAGCTGACATACTACTTGTTAATAGATCATCTGAGATACTTGAAGGTGGTAAGGAATTTAGATTAGATAATTTTAAATGTATAAAAGAGGAGAATCAAATTGAACTTTGGATCAAAGTATAAAGAGAAAGTTAAGAGTTTTTTTGCAAAGAAGCCTGATTATAAAGCAATGTATGAGAATGAACGTAAGGTTGCAGAGAAGTGGGAATTTAAGTATAACAAGTTGTACAGACAACTAAACGCTATTATTAAAGAGAGTGGAAAATAATAGATACATGAAACAATGGTGTGTTATCTTTAATGATGGTAAAGGTAAAACTCTATTAGGTTATTCAAAGGAACACATTAGAGAGAAATATAGCAACGTTAAAAGCGTATTTGAAATGGGAAGGAAAACATGAGCAAAACAATGATTGATGGCATGAAGCCAAGAAGAGACAAGAATGGTAATAGAATTAGTAAGAAGTCTATGAGCCATGGAACATATAGATGTAAGAGACATCCAAATTCAAAAAGATGTCAGAGTTAGTTGATTGGTTAAACATTATTGCAATTATTATACTAGTTAGTATAGTAGGTGTGGTAATGGCAATATTTATTTTATTATGGACCCCATTTCTTTTATTAGGAATGGCATTGGATTATTATGACAACAGAAAAACTATACGATAAGTGGTCATTCGTTGAGAAAGATTTAGATCAAGACCAGTGGTACATTAAGTTAGAAGGCGGTAAATATCATGGGGTTGTGTTTACGTATAGCTCAATTAAATTAGATGTAGACACAGAATCTATGGGATTTGATTATGAAGTGATTGATTGGTTAGATGATGACCCCCATGGGGAACCTGAGTTTAATAGTGTTGCAGGTGAACTGTTAAAACTTATACTTGATGATGCATTTAAAGCACATGATTATGTGATAGGTAATAAAGATGAACGAAGCTCTACTGATCCTAGCTGAAGAATGTGCTGAGGTTCAACAAGCCGTTGCTAAAATTCAACGGTTTGGTGAAGATGATGTTAAGAACATTAAGTCTTTAGAGAATGAGATAGGTGATGTCATTGCAATGATGACTATATTATCCCATCAAGGATTAATCAATCCTGAAAAAGTAATGAAGCGTGTGCCTGTTAAGCTTCGTAAATTAAAGAAGTGGAGTGATATAAAAGAACTAGATGCTATATTAGAAAATCTATAAATAATAGCATGAAACAGTTTAAAACATATTTAAATGAACGTCATAAAGCGAGCTCACGTCAACATAATGATTCGTGGCTGGCAGAGCTTATTAAACGTATTATGCCCAAGAAGTGGGTACATAAGTTTAAAAGAGCTGTACATGCCGAACAATATAAAGCCGCTTTAAAAATGTACCATGATATGGTTAGAGAATATAACCGGAATCCTGCGGCCCAACAACAACCGGGTGCGCTAGTAATGAACCCTAAGGGGTTAGCTCTATCTAAAGCTGCCGCAACATTTGGGCTATCCGTAAAAGAATTCAAAAAGGTCTTAGATCATAAGACCCGCTACGAAGATATCAATGAAGAAGTAACTAAAGCAGACTTAAAAGATGTGGAGAAATTCGCAGATAAAATCTTTGCTAAGGTTGGCATTGATATTGAATTTACTAGGCATTTCCTTGATCGAGTAAATGATTCCCGTAATGGTAAAGACATTACTGTTGCTGAGTTAACTCGTTTATTTAAGCAAACCTATAAAAAGCACGGTAAGAAGATTGCTAAACTAGGTGATGATACTCAAGCGGTCTTAAATGATTTACAAACTGATATCAATCTTCCATTTGTGCTACAATGGGATGGTAAAGAATTCGATCTTATTGCCAAGACTATTATGCGTAAGAAAGACTTTAAAACAACTAATCAAAAATTAAAAATATGAAATCATTAAAAACACATATCTCTGAAGAGACATTAAACGCACAGTACCTAGAAGAAAAGCTGATCATGCTGAATAATGGTAAGAAGTACGGCCAAATTGTATTCTTAGCGGGAGGTGCAGG